AGGGGGGATGCCCTGCAATATCCCCGTTGGTTAAGATCGAAATCTCGACCCCTCTGGTTGAAACGGAAACCGGAAAATCCGGAATAAGTCCGCGACTCCACTGCAGCTAGTGATAGACAAAATCACTAGAAAGGCTCTTCCTCTTTAGGGAGAAGAGCGATCCGACATCTTAGAGAAAGGACAAACCCAAAACCTACCAATACCTCGGCAGATAAAGGCTCCATCCTCCCGCATAAGACACGCGCCGGATCTTCGTGCGCGTCGTTCGACGCAGGGTGAAAGGGGCAGAGGATACAACTCCCATAAGTGCGCCCCTCGTTAACGCTAAATGATAGTCTGCATGAGTCCGTACCAAAGCATCCGGCACGGGCACCTTTCCAATCTCCTCCCAGCTCCAACAGCACAGATTTCTATGCCATTTGGAGTAAGGGGAAGAAAGGAAGACATCGAAGGCTACTTCAAGAGCAGTGTCCACGTTCCCTGGATAAGGGCGCACGAACATTAGCTCAGGAGGCAAGAGGTCAGTCAGAAATTGACAGGCCTCACGGAGGATCCAGTCTATAGGATCCTTCCGCCTTGCGAGGTTGCAGAACTTGAAAACACTCTCGACAGAATCAAAAGTGTAATCAAGTGTTAACGGACGTACGTCCTCACCACTGAACCAATCTGCACCACATGACTCCCTGAAGGGACCCTTCAAAAAGGTCTTATCCAGGTTGGCTTTAAAACCGCAAACCCTCAATAAATCGAGGACGCGGCTCGCTACCGACTGTCGAACTATGATGTCGTCGCCATACACGATAAAATCTCGTGCGGGCAGGCAGGCTTCACAGTTAGCAACGTGGCAGAGCGACGCGAAAATAAGCGTCTCAAGTGGAAAGCAGAAACCGTTACCCATCGTACAAAACTTCTCAAAGCGCTTCACAGCGCCGTTGAGAGCGTACGACTTTGACCTGGTTTCATTCAGGAAATCAAACCAGTCGGGCGGCAGCAGGTTACGACAGAGACCAATAGAAATGCTATCACTAGCACTACTAAGGTCAATCGTGACCCACGGATCAGAACCTTCGAGACTGCCCTCACGGGCAAGCTCCTGGTTTTTACTCTGGTCCTCCAGATTGATACCGATTCTCTTCAAACGTTTCCGCATGAAGAGGTCAATGCCTTTCTGGACATACCCGTTAAGTAACGGCTCGACTGCGATAGTCCTTTCGGTCTTCGCAGTCTTGGGCACGAACGTGATCTTATTATAATCAACAACACGCGCTCTCGAATCAAAAGACCGGTTAAAGGTCTCTACATCGAGACTGAAGAAACGACCATCGGGGGACCTTGTTAGGGACTCCCAATACAAAAAGTCGCTCTTCAATGCTGCACGCGCGTAATTGAAGGCACCCGGTGAAACGGTCCAACTTTCGGCCAAGAACTTTCGACCTGAGTTGGTAGCATCTCCGTTAACACCGATAGAGGCACCGGGTCCATGATCGCAATCCATCCAGATCTCGGAGAGCCGAAGCTCACCAAGGACATACTGGATCCACTGACGGGCACGTGATAGTGCTCGCTCATGCGGACTCCTCAAAGTATCGAAGAGACGAAACCTCCTATTAACGAGCAAGCATTTACGCTCACTCTTTAAGAAAGTCTCGAGTGCCTTCTTCCTAGGGTCGAATGAAACAACCCCAGAAGGGAAGGGGAACTTCCGAATGACTGCGGCCAATTGATTGCACAGCCGATGTTCAGCTGGCGTCAAGTACTCTGCAGACGCAAGGCAATCAGCATACTCAACCATGCCCGTGAAATCGCCCGACTGTTTCAGTCGAAGAAGCTCACGAGCAGCAGGATGAGTTGTAGAACCCAATAACACATCAAGGAAAGCAAGGTAATTAACCCATGCTCGTCCATGAAGGTTACTGTTGTACTTCTTGAGAAGCAACAGCTTTGGGGATTTCTTCACGAATATCTCCTTTGGTTTTAGTGGATAGCGAGATGCTACCACTAGGAACGACTAATATTGCGATGATTGCCAACGCAACTATCATTACGATCGTTGGAACTGATCCTTTCATTCTATTTCTCCTTCGGCTTTTTCAAGCAGTTGGGTTTAGTAGTTTGTCTGGAGGTTCTTCACGAGCGTTTTGAACGAAGCATGGGCAGCCCACGCAGCAAAGTCGTTCACCGCGCTGTCAATGTCCCCAGAAGCAGCCCCGACCGGGACAGATATCGCCAGATCCATGATCACGTCGTGAGACGGGGTCAAGGCTCCGGTTAGAGTCACTGTACGGGAGAGTTTTGCTTGGGTGCGAGCCACTCCGCTGAAGGTTGCAGTTGCCTTTGGAGACGTTTTGGCGAGCCTGAGATCATCTTTCAGCCTCAACGTCTTTGCAGGACCTGCGTAATTCGTGGCGTTAGCCGCGTATCCATCAGCTGCGAAGGCTTTGGCATTGATTGTCAAAGACATAAGGATAATCCTTATTAATTACATCACTAAGGGAGTCAACCGAAACTAACCGAGCGAAGCAACTTAACTATAAGCGCCGCGGCATCAGTAGTACGTACCCACCTATCTAGGCGAAAATCGCTTTTGATAACTAGGCCCGAGTTAACTTGATCTGGTACGTCTGTTCCATAATTACGGGTCAGACGTGTGTCAGTGATTTTTGTAACATCACCAACGGACCCTGATACGGTTTGAGAACTAGGGGTAAGGCTCGTAAGACCAGTAGGCGATAACACAGTTGTGTTTTCGTTCTTGATCGTGAGAGCCCCACCAGCAGCCACCAAACCAACTCTCGGGACGTTCGCGTAAATAAGATCACTTACGTTCACGAACCAGTCCACCACGAAAGATAACCTGGTAAGTTCCCAGGCCACCCCGACAACGTTCTGGAAAGTAAAGCCCAGATCCGTCCAAGGGGTCGAACCGTAAACATCGCGAAACATAACCCGCACAGATACAAAGTGCCGGCCTGTCTGCTGCCATGAAACACGGTAAGCTCCTTCACCACCGGTGAAACTGCCGGAAGTAAACGCATTGGCCTCGTCTTGACCCGCAGCTCGCGCTGTGTGAATGCGAGGCTCAATTTTGTAATTCCTCCGGAGAGCTTTCATCCCTTCCCTGACATCGTTAACAAGGGGATTAATCCCATAACGAAAACGAAGCCATTCTGAAGCAACAAACTGAACCGCAGCGTCATCACCAGTATGCTGGAAAGTTTCCCTTCCACCATCCCGATCGATTCTCGTACCATTTATCCTTCTACTACGCCTTTTCCCAGTACGTTTAAATTCACGTACAAAAGAAATCACGTTCTCAAAGGGATGGCGGATCATCTCGAACGTTTTGTCAAGTTCGGCAAGACTTTCTATATAGTTAGTCTTACCTGCCTGACGCGACGCTCTACCGCGGGTCACGACTTCAGTTATCAGTCTGCCAAGATTATCTGG